GAAGTACATGGCCGACTACGGAGACATGGTGGCCGAGTACAACGCCGCGGAGGCTCTGTGGCAGCAGGAGGCCCAGGCGGCGGCGATGGTCGGCCTGGAGCCGCCTCCGCGCTCTGCGCGGCCCGAGCCGCCGATGCCTCCGGTCGATACGGAGGTGATCTACGCCGGCCCGAAGGTGCGCGTCGGATCGATCTTCAACTACTGCGAGGAGATGTACCCGAACAACGAGGAGACCGCCCTGCGCGCCTACCGCTCGAAGCGGACGCGGGAGTGGGTCAAGCGCATGGCGCGGCCGGACGAGACCGGCTACCGCCTGTTCGAGAACATCGCGTCGATGGGATCCGAGGGCCATATCAAGGACGACCAGGACGGCGGGATCGACGACGTGATGGCCTCGGTGCTGCGCATGTCGATGCCCAACACGCAGCGCGGCGACGAGCTGATCACGTTCACGGGGACGTTCGAGATCGGGAACAAGGTATTCGACAACCACATCGCCGTGGTGGGCAACCGGCATGGCCTGATCCGCTGCGAGCCGCTGCCGCTGTTCAGCGGGAAGTCGCACATCCGCAACGCGAAGCTGTTCCAGCAGCCGGGCGACCCCTACGGGATCGGCGTTTTCGAGAAGGCGCTGGGACTCCAGGACACGGCCAACGCCCAGGCGAACCAGGCCATCGACGCGGTGGCCGCGGTGATCCAGCCGGAGATGGAAGTCGTGTACGACGGTCTGTACGACGCGCTCAAGCCGTCCGGACCCGGTGCGCGGCACTTCGTTCGGGAGAAGGGGACGATCAACCCGATCGTCAAGAACATGCAGGGTCTCCCGGTCGGGCAGCAGCAGCTCGCCCACACGCTCGCGAAGATCGAGCAGACGACCGGCGCCGCCTACGCCATCAACAGCGGCGACCCGCGGGAGTCGGCGACCAAGACAGCCGGCCGCGGCAGCGTCATGGGCGCGCGGATCACGCACATCGCCCGTCGGGTCGAGTCGCAGTTCTTGGAGCCGGTGCTGGAGATGATGATCGAGTACGACGCCCAGTACCTCGACGACGATCAGTTCGTTGTGGTCACGCAGGGGTCGAAGGTGGACTGGCGCCAGATCAGCCCGCAGGCGATCCGCCGCGGGTGGTTGATCCGGGCCGCCGGAGCCAAGCTGTTCATCGACGAGGAAGCGAAGGCGCAGCGGGATCTCATGATGATCCAGACGGTGACGAGCAACCCGGCGCTGTTCCCGATCGTGGACATCCCCTACATGGTGCTCAAGTGGCTCAAGAACGCCGGTTACGAGGACGCGGACCGGATCGTGAAGAACGACGAGGAATCTCGTCAGATCATGGTGCAGTTGGCACTTGCGATGATAGGAGTCGGAAATGACGCTGGACCAGAAGGCGGCCGAGCGCAGGGACAAGCTGATCCAGGCGCACCAGGCGGGGCACCTGGAGGTGGTACTGGAGGCGGTACAGGAGCGCCTGGAGAGCAAGGAATTGATCTTGCCGCCCTCCTTGGACTCGCCCAACTGGGCGGTGTGCCGGGCATTTCGTGATGGACAGGTCGAGGCTCTGAGGGACATCCTCAAGACGCTGAGCCTGCCGGTGGAGATCGAGAAGATGAAGCTCACCTCGGGGGAGGCCCCGTAAAACACTGGAGGCAAGGGCATGAAACACGACGAGTTCGATCCTCTCGACGAGACCGAACTGGATCTCGGGGCGGACATGACGGTTGAGCAAATCAACCAGGCGATCGATCAAGAGCGCGGCGCGGACCGCCCGCCGGCGGATCCGGAGGAGAGCGCGGAGGCCCCGCCGGCCCGCCAGGACGTCCAGGAGGACGCGTCAGGAGACATCTTCGATGGCCTGGACCTGGACGACGTACTGGGCCGTCCGAGCGCCCAGGAGGCCGCCCAGGAGCCCGCGGCGGCTCCGGCCGCCCCGGTGCCGTCGAAGCTGGAGCAGGACATCGCGTACCTGCGGGAGCAGAACAACAACCAGGTGGAGCAGAACCGCAAGCTCGCGGAGACGATCCTGGCGCTCCAGAACCGGATGCTCGCCCAGGGCGACGAGCCGGCGCCGTCCCAGCGGACCATCGACGACATCGACGAGGGGAACAGGGACTACTTCGAGCCGCTGTACCGGGACGGGATGGAGGCGAAGCGGAAGCTCGCGGAGATCGAGCCGATGCTGAACGACCTCGCCCCCTTGGTCGAGCAGGCTCGTCAGGCGAAATACGGCCAGTACCTCGAAGGTGCTGTGACCGGGTTCAAGGCGGACCAGATGCCCGCCTTCATGGCATGGGTCAACACGCTGCCCGAGGATGTTCGGGCGAGGTACGGGAGCGCGGAAGCCGGCACCTTCGGGGCCGAGGTTCTCGCCGAACGTTTCCTCCGGACCAGGGGTGGTTCGGGCGCTGGCGCGCAGCCTCGCGTCAGCCCAATGGCCTCTCGTGCTGCATCGGACATGGGCGGGGATGCCCTCCAGCGCAGCGACAAACGTCAGGTCGGCTACGATCAGCTCATGGATCTCGACGACGAGAAGTGGGCGAAGGTCGCAGCTCGACTCGAAGCTGGAATGTAACACGAGGAGGAGAAGCCAATGGCTCTCAACACCTACGATGTCGTCAACGCCGCGGCGCTGGGGGACAGCCTTCCCAGTCTGACTCAGGCGTACTACGACCGCAAGCTGCTGGAGCGCAGCAAGCGCAAGCTGGTCCACGACCAGTACGGCCAGATGCGCCCCATGAAGCGCAAGTCCGGGAACCAGATCATGTTCCGTCGCTGGGAGAAGCTGGCGCAGAACGTGACCGAGCTCCAGGACGGCGTGACCCCGACCGGCAAGGCCACCTCGCACACGAACGTGGTGGCGACCATCAAGCAGTACGGCGACTTCGTGAAAACGACCGATCGCGTCGGCCTGCTGCACCCCGACGACGTGGTGAGCGAGCACATCTCCATCCTCTCGACCCAGATGGGCGAGTCGATGGACAGCATCGTGCGCGACATCATCAACGCCGGCACGAACTTCATCCGCTCCACCGCCGACGGCGCCTCGCCGACCTACGGCGCTGGCGCGCGTTCCACGGTGAACGGCTGCATCACCAAGTTCATGGTCGATCAGATGCTCACCACCCTCCACGCCGCCGACGCGGAGTACCCGGAAATGATGATCGGTGCGACCACTAAGGTCGCCACCGAGCCCGTGGGCGAGTCCTACGTCACCATCATCCACCCGTACGTCGCGCACGACCTGGTGCAGTCGGCTTCTGGCTTCGGCACGGACTTCGTGCCGGTCGAGAAGTACGCGTCCACCGGCAAGCTGCTGATGGGCGAGATCGGCAAGTACCGCAACACCCGCTTCGTGATGAGCACGAACGCGAAGGGCTGGCTGGCCGAGGGTGGCACCACCGGCGCCGGCTCGACCTACCGTTCCAGCGACAGCACGAACTGCGACGTGTACTCGGTGCTGATGATCGGCCGCAACGCCTACGGCGTGGTTCCGCTGCCCGGCGCCAGCAAGACCATCGTGAAGGGCCTGGGGAGCGCCGGCACGGCGGATCCACTGAACCAGCGCGCGACGGTCGGCTGGGTCGCGTGGCGCACGGCCGCGATCCTGAACGACAACTACATGGTTCGCGGCGAGGTCGCCGTCCGCCGGTAGTTGAACTCGTGGGGCGGCTTCACGCCGCCCTGCACCACTCTCTCAGGAGGTACAGCCAATGGCTGCCGGAGATGTCACCTACAGCGCCCGCGGCTCCTACAAGGCGTCCGGGATCGTGTCGGCCGATGCCGATACCGCTGTGAACGTTCTGTGCGGGTTCCAGCCCGACAAGATCATCCTGTTCTACAAGGACACGGGTGCCACGACCGCGGACAAGATCATCACCTGGACTCGCGGCATGACCGCCGGGCACTACTGGAACCAGGCCCAGTCCGGAACCAACACGATCGCGACCAGCGGCGGTCCGACCGTCCTGGCCGCGTCGGCCACGAACACCACCGGCGAAGGCTTCACCATCCCCGCGGGGCTGATGGACGCCGACGCCGACACGATCTACTGGGAAGCCGAGCGCTTCATCTAGTAGCCCAAGCCCGGGGGCTTCGGCCCCCGGCACCAACATTCGCATCGGCGCGGGCCGTAAAAACCGAAGGAGACATAATGACCAGCAAACCCCAGGGCGAAGCCCTGACCGACGATCAGCTCATGCAGCTCGATCCGGTGACGAAGAAGGCCGCCCGCGAGGAGGCCAAGAGGACCGTCGTGGACACCCTGGGAGATCCGAGGCCGGTGGACGGCGCCGTGCTCCCCGAGGGGTTCGAGAACCCGGCGCCAGGCGAGTACGGCCACTACTGCGTTGATCAGCAGGGCGTGTACCACAAGGACTGGGTGACCATCAAGATCCACCGCTACAACGAGCACGACCAGGACCCGTTCCCCGTCGTGTGCGCCGGCGAGTTCTACTCCGTGTACCGCGAACAGTGGATCGACGTTCCGCCCGAGGTCCTGATCGCCATCGAGGACGCCGTGGAGGTCCGTCACGACACCACGTTCGATCCCGTGCGCATCTTCGGTGGCGACGGCGAGCAGGCGGCCGCCGTCAAGAACACGAACCACAAGGTCCGCCGCTTCGGCTTCGAGAAGATCCCTTCCGCCTAGAGCGGGGATGGAGGACTGAGATGAGGAAGATGATCGTAGCGGCCCTGGGAGTGCTCCTGCTGGCCGCGGCTGTGCTCGCTGATACAACCTACCGCGTCGAGGATGACGTGCGGAACCAGTCGGGCGTGGTGGTCTCTGGGGCCACCGTGACCGTCTATAACGCCGACACGACCACCCCGGCGACGCTCTACAGCGGGATCGACACCGCCCTGGGAACCAAGTCGAACCCAGTCTATACCGACTCCAGCGGTCGGTACTGGTTCTACGCTCTCCCGGGCCGCTACGACATCAAGGTGGAACGCACCGGAGTCACCACCTACACCCGCGAGGACGTGATCGTGGGGGCGTCTGGAGGCGGAGGTGGTGGATCGGACTGGCCCTCCATCGAGGACTACGGCGCCGGCGCAGGGGACACGACCGACGACACGGACGAGATCAACGCCGCCGTGGCCGCTGTCAGCGCGTCCGGTGGCGGCAAGATCCTCGTTCCGTCTGGCGACTTCTATGTGAATAAGGCCGGTGCCACGTCATCCACCAGCCAGTCCGGCATCATCCTCATGGACGGCGTGACGCTCGTTGGCGAGCCCGGGGCCAGGATCATCGTCCCTGCGCAGCAGGGGTCCACCGCTAGCCCATTTCCTTCGTGCTGGGCGATCTCCGCTGACGGTGCCTACGGTATTGGCATCGAGGACCTTGAGATCGTGTTCGAGGACGGGCAGCCCAGCGGGGCAACCCACCAGATCACCGGGGTCAACCTGTCATCGTGCGGAGACGTGAGGATCAACAACGTCACCATCACCGGACCAGAGTACGCCGGGATCTACGTCTATAGCCAGCACGACGAGCACGAAAACTCCGGTCTCAGCATCTCCGGTTGCAACATCCGCAGCACCGGGATCTACGGCAGGGGGATCATCGTCCAGAGAGTGACCGGCGGCGGGATCATCAGCCAGAACGAAATCTTCGACATCGGGCACAGCGGAATCCTGCTCGACTCGTGCCGCGGCATGGTTGTCTCCGAGAACCCGATCCGAGAAGTGGATAGGGACGGTATCGAGTGCCTTGGCGGCTTGAACAACACGATCACGGCGAACCCTGTGGCGTCGTTCGGGCGATACGGGATCAGCGCCTACAAGTCAGGATCTTCGGTCCCGACCGGGTACACCATCGGGTCGAACACCCTGCGCGGGAACAATGCCAACGGCGACAGCGGCATCTACATCTCGTCGGCAGTCTCGACCACGATCGACGCCAACACGATCTCCACGGTCAACTGGGACGGCGTGAACGTCGGGGCGTCCATCGGCGGCATCTTCTGTACGCAGTCCTCGACCGACCCTCTTGACGACGTGGTGATTTCGGACAACGTGATCCGCGACATCGACCCGGACTATGCCGGCGGGCTCACTCGCCGTCCGTTCGCAATCCAGGTGCGCGGGTCAGGTGGTCCGATCCGCGGTGTCGTCGTGTCGGACAACAACATCACCAACAGCTACGGCGCCGTCTATATGCGCGCGACCGGAGCCAGGACCTACACGGCCGGCACGATCCGCAGCGTGACCGTCGGCGTGGATACTGTTGGCGTCTCCGACACGACCGCCCCCACGGCTACGAACTTGGCGATGGCCGCTGTCGAGGACGGGACCAGCGGCAACGTGGTCATCAACTGGTCGCTCACGGCCAACGAGCAGAGTACGTCCACGGCCCGCTGGCAGATCAACAGCGAAGGATGGAACACGGAGTCCACCTCG